TTTAATCTATACCATCCGCCATCTAATTTATCAAAACTTGCATCAAAATACTGGTCTGGTACAATAGTTTCTGTAGACATATCAAACTCAATACGCCCATAAAGTGTAGCTTGACTTGAAGTGTTAGTGTTGTATAATTCAATTTTACAAATATTTGTTGTATCTGCTTTTACATAAAGTGAATAAGTGTGCAATGTATTCGCAGCAACTGAAAGCTGGAAACCAGTTAATAAATCAATAGATGATGTGGTTTCTAATTTATATGCAGTAAGTTCTCCGTTTGGAGATATGCTACTGTTTGCGGTTAAAGTTGCGCCAGATGTACTCCAAGCAGCACCGCTAAAGTTTTCACTATACGCTTGTAAGTTTGTGCGTTGAGGTTCAAGTAAGAGTGAAGGACAATCGCTATTTAACCAATCTAATCTTGGTGTATCATTAACAGTCAGCTCCTCAATAAGACCATCCTTACGCACTCTTGTTGCGCTACCATTACGCTCGTAATCAAAATCGCCATCTGCATTATTCGGCAAAATAGAATATACAGTAGCAGTCTTATATCCGCTTGGTATTAATGCTAGTTTAGGATTTGTCATTTCTTCTCTTTAAATTCTTTGTAAAACCTTTTTGCTTCTTTTTCGCTTTTGCTTTCTATATACTCTTTTAGCTTGTTAAGGTTTATTTCTTTTACTTTATACTTCATAAAACCCATCCCTTAAACGTTGTATCTGTATCTGGGCTTATATCCTCGTTAGTGTTGCTTAAATACTCTGGGAATAAGTTATTGTTAAAACATAAATAGTCTACTAATCGTGTTGAGTAGTAGTTAGCGTATTCCCTTGCTTTTCCAACTAAATAATCTACCTCGTTCTTGTCTACGTTCTGCGCTGTTTCGCTACTGTGTTTAAGTACAGATTTGTTTGTAATCGTGTATGCTGCAAATGGTATATAATTCATCTGCGCAAACCAAATTAATGTTGGCTGAATATATGTGTTTGTTAATGTCAAATAATCGCCACTTAAACTGTCTGCTATAATGTCAGCACTAATCTTGTTGTATAAGTCTGTACCTAATAAATTCTGTATGTCTATTTGTTGCGCTACCTTAACAAACTGTAGCATCTTGTCAATGTCTACATTCCCATCAATGATGGAGTTTTTCTTAAGGTCTGTTGTGCTTATAAATAATGCTGTTGCCATTAGTTTCTAAATTTCATTTTGTTCCAATACTCTGCTGTATAGCCCTTATACTTCATATCCTTTGGTGCAACTGGTACTTCTTGTGCATTAGCCTCTGGCTTAAAACCTCTTTTCCTTGCCTCTGTTGTTGTTATTTCATCGCCTAACCCTTTAGCACCATCTTTGCGTACATAAGTCTTACGAAGCCATTTATGCTGGCATCTCGCACCGCCTTTGTAAAGCCAGATACTGTAAGTGTCACTACCACCTTTTCCAAATCCAGCATTTACTACTTTTTTGTCCATAGAAATAATATCCTCTTTTCTATAAACCTTTTTAGCATCTACCATCTTCTTGCAAAACTTTCTTGAGTTTGCACTATATCTTTGTGGGCTGTACATATAACGTACTAAAAACTCGTTACCTTCTTCTTTTGTTTGTTTACTTGTGCCATCTTGTTCGCTCTCTTTGTAAGGCTTTGCGCTACCAGTACTTACAAACTCCCAAATCTTTGACAGTAAACTTTTGTCTTTGGGTTTGTTAAGGTCTGTTATTACCTCATCTAAACCTTGTTCTTCATCATAGTTTACTTCTCTCTCGTCTATTACTTCAAACTCTTCTAATAGTTCTGCTTCGTCTTGCCCTAAATCTATAAGTGCATCCGCTATATCGCTACCTAATTCGTCTGGTAATTCTGCGCTTAACTTAACACCAGTTTCTTCTTCTTTAGTTTCTTCATCCTCTACGTTTTCAAGGTCTGTAAATTCTAAAGGCTGTAAGGTCTTAAAGTATAGTTTTAAGCTAATATTATTGTAAGCTAATATACTATCAAAGGCATCTATTAAAAGTGTCTGAAATGGTCTAATAACTGTGTTGTCCATTAGTATAGATGCAGTCTTTAACTCGTCTGCGTTGTTACCTAAACCGCTACTGTCTTTAATACCCAATAACATAGGGCTTACAATTCTATGTGCTACCATAATCTTTTTACCACTTTCATCTGAAAGGAATTGGTATTGGTTATGCGCATCGCTTAATTGTATTGGCTCTATTGTAGCTGCACTCTCTGGGTTGTCGTTAAACGCTAATATAAACTTACCAGCATTACTACTACCGCTAAACTTTTGATATATTCTATTCTCAAGCATTTGACGTTCCTCTGCATTTGGAGTTCCGTTGTTAAAGTTGATTAACATACTTGGCGCAAGTCCATTAAGGATGTTGTTTAAATGGTAGTTAGATATTTCTTCTTCTAACTCTGCATACTGTAAACCACCTTGATAGTCTGGGCTTGAATAATATTTATATCCAGCTCTGTATGGCTTTACATATACTATCTCTATGTTTTCTGTTGAATAACCAAAAGCTGGTATGCGTGTACAGTCGTCTGCTTTTTTTACTTTACTCCAATCATCAGAATAGTAGTAAGCCTCTATCTCGCCTTTGTCGTTGCATTTCTCTGCTCTTAAGTTCTCAACTGGAATATGCTCTACTTGTGCCACAGTCTTGCGGTCTTTTGAGTATATAACTTGCATAGAACATTGACCCATTAATTTAAGGTCATAGCATAACTTACGCACACAATCCTTGTGAAATAAAGACATCATTTTAGCGTATGCTTCTGGCTTCTTATTGCTGTTTAAAGCATCTAAACCTTTGCCATATATCATTTCGCTAACTCCGTTAATAATAGCGTTGTTTGTTGGGCTACCATTGTAGCGGTCTATTAGGTATGCGAAGTAATTGTTATCTGCGCCATAGCTAACCCATTCCTTGTTGCTTTTCTCTACAATTTGTGGGCTTGTGTAGGTGCTTAAATTTACTACTCTTAAATCGTTCATAATATAATATAATCGTTATCAAAACTATCTTCTTGTACATACTCATCTTTATTAATAGAGTAGTAATCGTTAGTAGTTTGGTTTATTGTTTGGTCTGTGCAAAATACTTTGTCTTTGTATATTACCGCAGTTCCGTTTTTAACTTCTAATATGTAAAAATCGCCTTCTGTTAGCGTTCCAAAAACCGCATCAAAACTCATATAATTACCATCAGTTGATGCAGTAGGAGTTAAGTTTACGTTTGTACCAGTACTTTCGCTTGTAAGATTTACTGTTATACCACCATTAATATAATGTCTTGGTATTATCTTAAAGGTCTTATTTCCGTTTGTGCCTATTAGCTTCATATTAATATATAAACAAAACTAATTTATTTTGTATTGTAGGGCATAAAAAAAGGGCTATCCGTTAAGATAACCCTAAATTTAAAACCCTAATTGTGATTATGCAGTTGGGTCGATTTGTGAAGCAGAAGCATCAGCAGTAATTACTGACCCAGTCACAAAGTAAGGCGGAGCAGTTTCTTGCGCTACCGCTGTGATTGTGTACCCAGTTAAATCTCCCATTGCAGCACCAGTTACAATAGTACCACCATTTACATCAGCACCGTGTTCTAATCCCATAACGAAATAGTTTCCGTTGTAGTCCTCTATTGCGATGTGTGGTCTTGCGTGTGCAATTAGTTTAAGTTCCTCTTGTGTCGCTTTGTCTTGGAATGTAAGTGTAAGGTTAAGTGTACTCTCATAGAAAGTTGTACCATTCTCACGAGAAGAATTGATAGCAGTTTCTAAAGATGAGTTCCCTTTAACATCAAACTGAAACCAATCTGGGTCTCCAGCAAATGCTGTAATCTCTCCAGAAGCTATTGTGGCAGCACCTAAAGTACCAAAGTCAGCAAAGTAAATAGTTTTAATACCACCTACTGCGCTTTTGCAAGGTACTTTTCTACCAGTTGTTAATGAACAAGCCATATTTTTATAGTTTTTTTAAATAAAAAAGGGTAGGGTAAATTGCCCCACCCCTTTCTACGTTGATTAATTAATTATTATGCAGTTCTGTAAACGATGTCAGATACTTGTGCGTATTGTACACCAGCAGTAAATCTCATCACTACACGAACGTTTTGGCTTCCGTCGATTTCTTGCATATCTAAAACAGATATGTTATTTAAATCAGATACCAAAGAAGTTCCAAAGAAAAGGTTAGACTTTTCAGCAGCGATAATCATATCGTCAGCAGCACCTCTACAAGGAATAACTGGGATACCGTCAAAGAAAAGGTTACCTAATACTTGGTTGTTTCCTTTGTTCTCAAATCCGTTAGCGCCAACTCCAGCAGAACCAAATCCACCTAATGCACGAGTATAAGCGCGAATTACGTTAGAAGCAGCATATATAGCTAAATCTTCACTTCCGTAAACAGCAGTTGGGATAGCATCTACAACAGTACCTAATTCAGCAACTACGTTTGCAGCAGTTACAGCAGTACCAGTAATGTCTTGTCCAGATGGCAAATCTCCATCAGCAGCTAACAATGTAGCAAATCCGTTAAATTGTCCAGAAGTTGAAGTATTTCCACTCCAAATGTTTTTCTCTGTGCGGTCAGCTACTTTAGCAGCAACGTGTGCCAATACAAAATCAGAGAAAGAAGCTGGTAGAGTGTCATTCAATCCAAAGCCCATTTCAGCAGCTTGCCACGAACTGTGTAGGTCTTTCTTACAAAGGTCAAGGTTTACTTGAAATTCCTCTGGCTGTAAGATTTTTTCTGTTAGTGTTAGTGTTCCTTGTCCAGTCTGAAAATCACAAGTAGCGTCTTTTACGATGTCATCAGTAGAAGCCTTTTGGATTACAGATTTAAACTTGACATTAGGCATAATTGTGATAGTGCCTTTGTCTAATGTGTCAGCCGAAAGTAAAGCTGCTGCGATATATTTTCCAGCAAATTCTCCAGCATAAGTTGTAGTAATTGATAAACTCATTTTATTTTGTTTTTAGTTGTTTATTTATTTAGTTTTGAAAATACTCTATCTAATGTTCCTAATCTTCTATTAGGTGCAATATTGAATTGTACTTTGTGTTGTTTAGCCTCTGGGTTAGCTTGTATTGGCTCGGTTGCTGGCTCGTTAAGTTCTGCTTGTACTTCTTCTGGTACTTCGCTTAACTCTACTTTTTCGTGCTTGCATAATTCCTCTGTTACAAGGTTTCCTAACTCATCTGCGCTTAAGTCCTCTTTAGGCTCTAACATTGCTTTGATTTCCTCAATCATTGATTTAACCTCTGCAAGTTCTTCTTTAGTAGCATAGCCCATTTCTTCTTTTTCTTCTTCAAGGACTACATCTTCTGTTGCTTCTACTTCTTCTTCTACCACTTCTTCTTCTGCGGTAGCTTCTTTAATTTCAGCAATAAGACCTTCTTCTGCTACTACAAGTATTTTACCATCTTCAAGTTCATACTCTCCAACTGGTACAGCTACTTTCTCATCTTCGGTAACAATAAATACTTCGTTACCAGCTTCAAACGCATCTGCTTCTAAAACAGTACCGTTCTCTAACGCTTGTTGTTCCAACTTAACTTCTTCGGATAAGTTTAGAACATCTTTGATTTTACTAATCATATCGTTCGTGTTCATATTAATATATAAGTGTTAAAAATTAATTTTGCATTTTTAGTTAGCATTTTCACATTCTGTACAATCATCATAGGCGGTAACGCTCTCCCATAAGAAGCCACTTGTTTCATCATCTCTACTTAATACAGTATAGCAGTTGCTATGTCCTTCGTGTACTAAATCAAAATAATATACATTTCCTATTGTTAGTTCTTCGCTACCGTGAACGTGCTTCTGTTGGCTATGTCCACATCTCTGCACCTTGTAACCGTAATCAGTCGGTGTTGTTTCTAGCCCAGTTGTACTACCAATCCCTTGCGCTCTTAAACTACCATCACAGCATTTTATAGAGTAGGTATTATCCTTGCATAAACACGCTCTGCGCCCACCCTTTGGACTTGTTCTACTTGGTGTAAAGAATTGTTTAAATAGTTTTCTCATTTATTGTATCGCTACCTTACGCATTAGATAAATGCTCGTAATGTTTTAATTTTATCTATAGCTTTCATAATATTATTTGTTCTTGAAAACATAGCACCAGCAATTATTGTATCAACATCAACTCCTAATTCTTTTGCTTTAGTTTCTACTTGTGTGCGAAGTTTACGCATTTTTTCAATTTTTACAGCAGTTTTAACTGCAACACTTCTTAATTCTTTTGCTAAACTTTCAATCTTATTATTTTGTTTCATAACATCATCAAATAAAGTTTCTATGTCATCAACCAAAGCCAATTCTACTTTCTGTGGCTCTTGCTTTGCTAAATACTCGTTAATTAATTTTAGTGCTTTTTCTTTATTAGTCATTTTGTTTTATTTTATAGGTATACAATTTGGTACTAATTTACCATTTTTCATTTTCATTCCGTATTGCTCATATCCAGCAGTACAAGGTGCTTTAAGGTCTATTAAGTCTAACTCTTTTAATTTGCTTAACGCCCAACGCTTGCCAGCTTTACCACCCCATAACAAGTATGAAATCGTACCGCAAGCCTTTGTATCGTTCTCGTCATAGTATTCTTCTGCTCTTGACAAATAAGAATACATACGCTTAATAGTTTCTACGCTTATCGCTTTACCTTGTGCTAATTGTTGCGCTCTAACTTTTCCTACTTGGGTTGCACATTTGTTGTTTACCTTTTCGTTAAGTTCTAACCCTCGCTTTGCGTTATTTTTTACACCACTTGGGTAGTCTGTATAGCTTTCAAGTATCATCTTCTTACCACCCTTTACACGCTTGTCGCTTTTTATAATAGCTCGTATCTCACTCAATAAATACTCTGCTTCGGCTTCTTCAATAGCTGCTAACTCTTTTTGCTTTTGCTCATCAGTCATAAAGTCCCCAAGAGTTTGGTCTTTAGGTCTTTCCATTTTATCAGCAAAGTACCCCTCAATACTAAATCCTTTTACCTTTCCAGTTTTTACAAACTCGTTCCAAATCTCATCGTTGT